CCGCCTTGGAAAAATTCCATATATTTGCGTGTTAATTTAAATTTTTTATATATGGAAAAAAGTGTTCAAATACTCTCTGAGTATTTAGAGGACTCGACTTATGGGCTTAGAGACCTGTTGATTATGTTGTATCATATCTACAACATTAATTCTAATCATCCTTTCATTCCTGTAATGCAGTCGCTCTGTGTGAAGCAATTGCAGGAAGGACTAAATGAAGAGGATGTAAAGGGCATTCGCATTGTTATTGAGAGTTTCTTTTTGCTTCCGAAGAAACCTGTCGTAAAGCTTCCCTAACTAAAAGAGTCCTAAGATTGAAGCGAATGTCTTTAATCTCCTCTTGAACTACTTCTCGTACCAATGGTGCGAGAAGTTTCTTTATTAACTTTCTCATTTTGCTATTGTTTAATTATTT